CAGGGAGTGCTCAACCCTGCCAATGGCCGCACTGAGCCGGTGGAGAAAGTGACGGCCTCCGGCCTGCCCTGCCGCATATCCCACCAGACGGTCAAAAGCACAGAGCCAACCGATGAGGCCGCCCTGGTGGCCCAGACGGTGACGCTCTACATTGACCCCTCTGTGGACATCCCGGAGGGCTCCAAGATCACCGTGACCCAGAACGGCGTCACCCGTGACTATGAGCGGAGCGGCAAGCCCGCCGTCTACACTTGCCACCAGGAGGTGCCCCTGGAGCTTTTCAAGGAGTGGGCATGATGCGCTGGGGAAATGTTGATTATAGGCAACTCCAGAAATTGCGGGACAACCTGCAAAAGCTCCAGGACATGGACCTGGACAAATTTTGTGAGGATGTGTCCAAAGAGCTGGCAGCCCGGCTGTTGGCTCTTGTCATTCCCCGCACACCTGTGGGGCAGTACCCAAAGAGCAGCGGGAAGAAAGGCGGCACCCTCCGGCGGGGCTGGACTGCCCGCACAGAACAGGCAGCAAAAGAGGGCGGCAAGGTGGACCCCAAAGCCTACGCCAACGCCCTGCCTGTGTTCAGACGGGGCCGGAATTTTTACATTGAGGTCATCAACCCTGTCACCTATGCCAGCTATGTGGAGTTTGGCCACCGCACCCGTGGCGGAGGCGGCTGGGTGGCTGGACAGTATTTCCTCACCCTGTCTGAAAAGGACCTTGAGCGGGTGGCTCCCGTTGTCATTGAGAAAAAACTGGAGGCGCTGCTGCGGGAGGCTTTCAATGTCTGAAATTAGTTTCAAAAGTATTTTTGACGGCGTGAGCCTTGCGCTGCACGCCGCTTTTCCTGCCGTACAGGTACACGGCGGAAATGTCAAGCAGGGCCTCAACCCTGGGGACCTCAATGTGGTCATGCCCTCCGCCGGGCAGAGCAGACAGGTGGGAGAGCGGTTTCTCCGCACTCCCACCCTGGATGTCATCTATTACCCCAAAGTGGGGACGGCGGAGTGCTGCGAGATGGCAGATCAGCTCATTATGCTACTGCGGGACATCACCACACCGGAGGGTGACCTCATCCATTGCACCAACAGCGAATGGAGCATTGAGGAGGGTGTCCTGCATGTCATGGTGAGCTATGACCATCACATCTACATCCCCCAGGAGCCGGTCCTCATGGAAACCCTTGATATTGAAATGGAGGGATAAGCATGGCACAAGCCAAGACCACGAACACCGAACAGGCCGCCCCCGCTGCTACCTACACCAAAGAGCAGCTGGCGGCCTCTAAGCGCTACGCCAACCGGCGGGACCTCATCCGGGCTTTGCTGGAGGATGGCAAGGCCTACACGCTGAAAGAGGCGGATGCGCTGATTGAGAAATACATGAAAGGAAAGGTGAACTAATATGGCACTGGGAGGCGGCACCTGGCTGACCCAAAACAAGGTCCTGCCGGGCTCCTACATCGTATTCTCCAGCGTGCCCAGGGCGTCCGCAACCCTCTCTGACAGAGGCTATGCGGCAGCGCCTTTTGAGCTGAGCTGGGGCCCCGAGGACACGGTTTTCCCTGTTACCTCCGGGGAGTTTCAGAAAAACAGCAAGACCATTTTCGGCTACGCCTACGATCACCCCAAGATGCTCCCCCTGCGGGAGATTTTCACCCACGCCACCACCGTCTACTGCTACCGCCTGGGCACCGGGGCCGTCAAGGCCAACAACACCCTGGCCACGGCCAAGTATGGCGGTGTGAGAGGCAATGACATCAACATTGTGGTGTCTGCCAATGTGGATGATGAGGAGCTCTGGGATGTGACCACCTATGTGGACGGCGTGGCCGTTGACACTCAGACCGTAGAGGACGCCAAGGCCCTGGTGGGCAATGCCTGGGTGGACTTCAAGACTGAGGCTACCCTGGAGGCATCCGCCGGGATGCCCCTGACCTCCGGGGCGGATGCCACCGCCATCAACGGTGAGGCCCACCAGGCCTTTTTGGACAAGATTGAGCCCTATGCCTACAACGCCCTTTGCTGTCCGTCCTCCGACCCCACCACGGTGCGGCTGTATCAGCAGTTTTGCACCCGTGTTCGGGATGAGGTGGGCAGCAAATTCCAGCTGGTGGCATGGCAGCCCACCACGGCGGACTATGAGGGCATCATTGGTGTCTGGAACTCCGTGACCCACTCCACCATCTCCGATGTACCCGCCCATTCCCTGGTGTACTGGGTGGCCGGTGCTCAGGCTGGCTGTGCGGTCAATAAGTCCCTCACCAATTTCAAGTATGATGGTGAGCTGACCATCAACACTGATTACACCCAGGCGGAGCTGGAGGCGGCCATCAAGGCTGGCAAGTTTATTTTCCACAATGTCAACGGGGACACCAGAGTGCTGGAGGACATCAACACCCTGCTCACCCTGTCTGACACCAAGGGAGAGATTTTCCAGAGCAACCAGACCATCCGGGTGTGTGACCAGATTGCCAATGATGTGGCGCTCATGTTCGGCCAAAAGTATCTGGGCACCGTGCCCAATGATGCCTCTGGCCGCTCCTCTCTGTGGGGTGACATCACCAAGCTCATCCAGCAGCTCAATGACATCCGTGCTGTGGAGAACTTTGACCCGGAGATTGTGACCTGTGAGCAGGGTGACAGCAAAAAGGCCGTCCTCTGTATCATCAATGGCCTCAATGTAATTAACGCCATGTCCCAGCTCTATATGAGCGTTATCATCCAGTAAAGGAGGGAAATGACAATGCCCAATCCGACTATGAACACCCAGGACGCCGTAAGCGCCAATTTTGCGGAGTGCTTTGTCACCCTGGATGGCACCCGCTACTCCATGCTGATGGCCAAGGAGTTTGAGGGCAAGGCCTCTGTAAACACCAAAGAGGTCTACAAGCTGGGCGGTGTCGTTGTGGGCCATAAGGCTCAGACCATCGCCCTGGCTTTCTCCATGACCATTTACAAATGCACGGAGATTTTTGACCAGGTGGTGGAGCGTTTCATCAAGACCGGCGTGATGCCCACTATGGACATCCAGACCTCCAACGATGACCCCGCCACCTCTGTGGGCCGGAGCACCAAGATTTACAACAACTGCATCCTGGACGGTGATGTGCTGCTGTCCATGTTCAATGCAGAGGGTGATTTTGTTGAGCAGTCCATTGAGGGCTACTGTGACGGCTTTACCCGCCCCGAACAGCACACCAATCCGTCCTACATGTAACACCGGAATATAAGGAGGAAAAAATCCATGAGTAACCTGTCCGCTTTTATGCGTGCCAATGTTGAGCAGATTGAAAATCACAAGTATGCAGCCTCCCCCCGCATCCGGGGGGAGGACGGCAAGCCCATGGAGTGGGAAATCTGCTGCATCTCTGCCGATGAATACGCCCGCATCCGCTCCGGCTGCATCCGCCAGGTCCCCGTCCCCGGCAAAAAGGGCCAGTACACCCAGCAGCTTGACACCTACTCTTTCCAGGCCAAGGTGGCGGCCCGCTGCACTGTGTTCCCGGACCTCAACAACGCCGCCCTCCAGAATGACTGGGGCGTGGCAAAGCCGGAGGAGCTCATTGGCAAGCTGCTCATTGGCGGTGAGTTTGATGACTATGTGACGGAGGTTTTCCAGGTCAATGGCTTCAAGGCTGAGGATGACCTGGTGGCCGAGGCAAAAAACTAATCCTGGACGGGGACCCGGAGGCCAACTTTGCCCATTTCTGCCTGCAAAAGTTTGGCTGGAAACCGTCCGAGTTTTTAGACCTCCCTATCAAAGAAAGGGCTTTCGTTATTGCCTCCATCCAGGTGCGGGGCGAGGACGAGAAGAAACGGGAGGCGGAGCTGAAAAGCAAAATGAGGAGAGGCAGACGGAAGTAACAGCAAGGCCTCCGCTTTACGGCGGGGGCCTTAATTCTTAAAGAGGGGGTGAACCCGTGGCAACAATTAGATCTCAGATGGTCCTAAATGACGGTATCAGCGGCGTGCTACGAAAGATCAACACGGCACTCAACACCACCCTCAATGCCTTTGAGCAGGTCCAGCGGGCATCTGGTAACGCCGTGGACCCGGCGCAAATCCAGGCGGCAAGAGCGGCACTTGTGCAGGCCAACAATGAGGTTGAGCAGATGGCGGAGGGCTACCGCCGGGCGACGGAACAGGAGGAAGTCCTCAACAGAGGCCTCCGAAACGGCAACAGTGCTGCTGGCAGCCTGCTGGGCAAGGTCAAAGGCATTGTGGCCACATTGGCAGCCGGTGCGGGCCTAAAAGCTCTCACAGGGCTGTCCGATAAGCTGACCAGCACCACGGCCCGCCTCAGTTTCATGGTGGATGACGGCGGCTCTGTGGATGCTTTGGAGCAGAAAATCATGGCCTCTGCTCAGAGGGCCAGGTCCTACTACCTGGACACGGCCTCTGCTATCGCCAGCATGGGCTCTAATGCCGGGCGGGCCTTTAGCAACAATGATGAGCTCATTGGTTTCATGGAACTCATCAACAAGAGCTTTGTCATTGGTGGTGCATCGGCAGAGGGTCAATCTGCTGCTATGCTCCAGCTCACCCAGGCCATGGCCGCTGGAGCCCTCAGAGGCGAGGAGCTTAACTCCATCCTGGAGAACGCCCCCAGTATTGCCAGGGCCATTGAGAGCTACATGGGCATTGCAGAGGGCTCCATCAAGCAATATGCAGAGCAGGGCCTTGTCACCGCTGAGGTGGTAAAAAACGCCATGTTTGCCTCTGCGGATGAAATCAACGCCAAGTTTGAGAGTATGCCCATGACCTGGGCCCAGATTGCAACAAAGATGAAAAACACGGCCCTGGCCGCTTTTGACCCGGTGCTCACCAGGCTCAACCAGGTGGCCAACAGCGCCCAGTTTAACACGGTCATCAATGGAGCAATCAACGGGCTGGCCATGCTGGCCACGGTGGCCACCGGCGTCCTGGACCTCCTCATCAATGGGGCCTCCTTTGTGGTTGAAAACTGGTCCTGGATAAGTCCCATAGTGTATGGCCTTGTGGCGGCCTTTATCGCATACAACGCCGTGGCGCTCATTACCAACGGCATCAACGGTATTATGGCTCTGGCTAAGGGCGTGATAACCGCTGCTTTGATGATGAGCACCAGAGCCACCTTTGCTGCTACTGCGGCACAGTATGGCCTAAATGCAGCCCTGCTGGCATGTCCCATCACATGGATTGTCATTCTGGTCATTGCCCTTGTGGCGGCGATCTACGCCGCCTGTTCCGCCATCGCCAAGTTTACCGGCATAGCCAACAGTGGCTTTGGCGTCATTGCCGGTGGCATCAATGTGGTCATCCAATTCTTTGTCAACCTGGGCTTGACGGTGGCCAACATCGCCCTGGGCATCTGGAACGCCCTGGGAGCTTGTGCTCAAAATATCGGCATCGCCTTTGGCAATGTTATTGCCGGGGTGCAATCCTGGTTTTACAACCTGCTCTCCACGGCCCTCACCGTGGTGGCCGGTATTTGTGAGGCCTTGAACAAGCTGCCCTTTGTGGAGTTTGACTATTCTGGCATCACCAATGCGGCCAGCGACTATGCCGCCAAAGCGGCAGAGGCCTCCGGCAACATGCAGGATTTTGTCAGTGTAGGCGATGCTTTCAATGAGGGCATGAGCACCTTTGAAACCTGGCAGGACGGCTGGGTGGGTGACGCTTTTGACGCCGGAGCCAACTGGGGCGATGGTGTAGCCGCTGGCGTGTCCGATGCCATCGGCGGCCTGTT